GGGGGCGTGTGAATTTTTCGAACTACGCAGACTTTAGAAATCGGGTCCAAGTGATGCTCGATGGAGATGATATATCGACCTCGGATCTATCCGTTTCTGTCTTGGATACGATCATCGGAGCTGGAGAGGTAAGAGTCTACCGGGATCTAAGGTCCAGTACACAGGACGCAGCGCTGTCGTTAACCACGACTAATAATCTCGCTGCCCTTCCCTCAGATTTCCTCGAGCTTCATGGTGCTCTGTACGTCGCACACAAAGCCGCTGCGACTTATGCACCGTGGGAACAGGTTCAAAACGCCATTCAGTTACAGACCACGAATGTGATTTCCTCGAACCCGATCTATTACACGTTCCAATCGGATAACTTTCTGTTCTTCCCCATCCAGCAGGACGGGACCACGATCACAGGTCAGTATTACAAGCAGTTCTCGGATATCTCTGGCGGCCTGAACGCACTCTTTAACCGGCACCCGGACATCTTCCTCTATGCCTCACTCGCTGAGAGTGCAACTTTCCTTGCTGAAGCCACTCGAGGACCGATCTGGGAGCAGAAGTACGTGGCCTTGGTAGGGGCGGCGAACGAGCAGGAACGCAGAAGGGTAACCCGAGGTTCCAAGCTCCAGACGAGGGTTGCTTGAAGGTCCCGTTCATAGGTCAGGCTTACCAGACACGCTCTCCTGTGGGAGCGAGTCAGACCGCCATCAATATCTTCCCTGAACTGATGCAGGGGAATAGCGATGAGGTTGGAGCCTTCTATGGAACTCCGGGACTTGCTAACTTTGTGACCCCTCCACTTGTCGCAACGGTCAGGGCTTTACATGAGTGCTACGGATACCTTTTTGTCGTCATCGGGAATTCCTGCTACCGGATGGCGACTACCTCAGATCCTTTCTTCTTCCAGTTTTTGGGGACAATCCCAAATACGATAGGTCCGGTCACTATCGTCAACAATGAGACGCAGATAGTTTTCTGTCACCCTTCCGGGTGGGATTGGTGCCTGATCAATACACCGGGGCCGACTTTGACTCCAGTAGTGGGAGCACCGAATAACTCCGTTGCCTCCTATCAGGATCAATACCTTCTCTACGTGATCCAGGGAACCGGATTCTTTGGTGTGAGTAACGCTGGGGATCTGAGTACTCTCGACCCGACGATGGTTGCTGATGCCGAAGGTCAACCGGATAACCTGGTGAACCTTATCTCGGATCACGGTGAAGTGGCTTTGATCGGAGAGGAGACGATAGAGGTCTGGACGAATACCGGAGGGGCTTTCTTCCCCTTTCAGAAACTCCCTGGAACCTTTATCGAGATGGGTTGTATCGCTCCTGCCAGTGTGGCCAAAGGCGCTAATAGCATCTTCCTTCTTGGAAGAGACAAGACTGGCAAGGCAATCGTCTTTCAGTCATCAGGCTATAACCTGACGAGGATCTCAACCCATCCAATTGAGTATGCGATTGCAAGTTATGGAGACGTCTCAGATGCAATCGGGTGGGTCTACCAGGAGGAAGGGCACATCTTCTACCAGCTCACCTTTCCGGGAGGAGATGCGACTTGGGTTTATGACGTAGCGACCAGGAGCTGGCACAGACGCGGTTGGTTAGACGATGAGGGTATTTTACATCGTCACCGGGCGAATTGTTATGCGAACTTCGGCCCCATCACCTATGCGGGATATACCGGCTCTCATATCGTCGGGGACTTCGAGAACGGGATGCTCTACCTTCAGAGCATGAATATCTACACCGATAACGGAGATCCTATTTATCGGGAAAGGGCTTTCGATCTCCCTGATTCAGAGAACAAGAGGATCCGACTCGATAAGTTCGAGGTTCTTGCGACTATCGGTGACGGAGATCCCAGTGGGGATCCTGTAAAACTCTGGCTCCAAATCTCACGAGATGCCGGAAGAACCTGGGGCTATCAGAGGATCGTGACTACAGGTGCTATAGGTCAGACCTACGCTCGTGCTCGTTGGAGAAGGATAGGGAGTGCGAGAAATCCTGTCCTTAGAATCGCCACTACGATGGAGAACCGTGTGAATTGGGTTGCAGGTTACTTAGAGGGTGAGCAGCTAGGCGTATGAGTCTCCCGAGAGGAAATACGCCTTTAGTGAACCAGGACGGGAGCATGTCCAGGGAGTGGTTCAATTCCCTCAATCGTGCTCTAGGCCCTCCTGAGCTTCCTCAGATTGTGATGAACCGCTCCGAGACGACTGCTTTAGGAGATGCCGGGACTCATTGGTATCACAATGATGGGAGTTCCTACACCTGGACGATTGCGCCGAATGCCAGTGTCCGTTATCCGAATGGCACGGAGATCGAGTTTGTCTGTAACGCCTCCGCCTCTCTCACCTTGACGACCTCGGACACTCTGATCTGGTTACCTTCCGGGAGTACGGGAGCGAGGACGTTAGCCAACAAAGCAAGGGCGCGAGCGATCAAGGTGGATAACACCGTCTGGCTACTCGATGGGGTGGGGATCACATGATCGCCATCGAGAGAGAGGTCTTCAACCGTGAGATTGCGGAGAAAGTGTTCCCGCTCGCTCAAAAGTGCTGGAATGAAAGTACGGTGTTCAAAGGTGAGACTTGCGCCTATTACGGGGAAAGGGATTTTGAGGTCGAACCGGACACGGACGCCTATCAGGCACTAGCCGATCAAGGGAAGCTCGTACTCGTCACATTGAGAGATGACGGCGAGCTTAAAGGCTATGTGATCGGGTTTCTCTATACGAGTCTCCACCACAAGAAGATCCCCTGTGGTTTCGGGGATTCTATCTACATCGAACCAGGTTACCGTGAACACACCTGGGCTGTAGCCAAGAGATTCGAGAAGGAGATGGAAGGTTTAGGGGCCCAGATCATAGGCTGGCCCGTCCATCAGAATGGTCCCGTGTATGACATCCTCAAAGCAAAGGGGTATACGGGTGACGACGTAGTTATGGAGAAGCGTTTATGTGTATCGCCGCCGCCATAGGTGGAGCAGCAGTTCTCGGAGCGGGGGCGACTATCTACGCCTCCAAGCAGGCCTCTAACTCCCAGCAGCAGGCCGCTCAACAGGCAACCAATACCCAGCAGCAGATGTTCAACCAGATCCAGGCTAATGAGGCCCCTTGGGTCCAACAGGGTCAGCAGGCGAACACTGCGCTCTCGCAGTTCTACGGGCTTGGGGGAGGCTCTGGAACACCAGACTATAACTCCATCCTCTCCAATCTTCCCGGTTATCAGTTTCAACTCCAACAGGGAGAACAGGCGGTCAAGAGCAATCTAGCTGCTCAAGGCTTACTCGAGTCAGGGGCTGCTGGTAAGACTCTCACCCAGTTTGGACAGGGACTGGCTCAGAACTACGCCGGCCAGTATGTTCAAGGCTTACAGAACCTCTCCCAGTTCGGTCAGGCGGGAGCGGCTGGAGTTGCCTCTGCCGGGATGAACGCTGCGAACCAGATCAGCGGAGCACAGATTTATGGTGGTAATGCAGCAGCTTCAGGAGCAGTCGCTCAAGGGAATGCCTTTAACTACGGCCTCCAGAATCTCGCTGGCGCTTACGGGATGACTCAAACTCCCCAGTACCAGTACGGGCCTCAGGGACCTTACGGGATCAATAGCCAGTACGGTTATTTGACTGGAGGCCAGCAGTGGAATCCTTACCAGGCTAATCCTTCTACCGGGTATGGAATGCCGACCGGCGGGGCTTACCAACCCTATGAGTCTGAGTATGTAGGACCCTAGCTATGGCTGATTTTTACCCTGCCGCTCAGTATCTACAGAATCCCGATATCCTGGGGTCTTACCTCCGTGGACAAGCGGCTCCGGTTCAACTAGCAGCCGGACAACAGGAACTCGCACAGGGTCAGCAGAGATTACAGGCCGGGGCTTTGAGCCTCGACCAGATGAGACTTGCCTTGCAGTTCCAGAGATGGAAGCAGGCGGTTTTAAGCGATGCCATTTCTGGTGCTCCACAGACCCAGGGAGGCGAGAACATCGGCGGTCAATCGGGGGGGATTCAGAACGGGCCTCAGGGATCGGTTTCCAGTCAACCCTCAATGTCCGGCTCTTATGATGGCTCGGTCGGTGGCCCTCCGGGTGGCGGATGGGGAAATACGCCAAACTTGAATGCCGGTGGTTTCAATCTCTCGCCTGCCTCTTTGCGGATCGTCGGGGCTTTGGACCCTGAGATGGTCAAAGGCTACACAGCCGGTCAGGAAGCAGCTTTGAAGTCTGCACAGCTTCAAGCCTCCATGCCTGGGAGTCCGTTGAGCATTCTCAAAGGCTTTGCCGGGAATCCTCAGGCCGATAGCGCCCTGATGCATAACCCTCGAATGCTAGCTCTCTGGCCCCAGATGGCGACGAAATACGGAGTAGACCCCACTCAATACAACGCCCTGAATGTCAGGCGTGTCGCCACGATGGCTGCGAACGAGCAGTTAGGGGCTCTCCAGCTTCCGCTTCTCCCGATGCCTGAGCACTTCACCCAGGTAGGAACCGGATATGGGGGACAGGCACAGGTAAACGACATCACCGGTCAGGAGACGAGTGTTCTGCCTCGTGAGATGCCGACTGCTACGCC